AACACACAAGCAAAAGCACTCGAAGCAGAGGCAGGCAAAAACAGAGAAGAAACCACGACAATAATCGAAAAAAGAATATGGCAGATAAAACAAGAAATGTTTGAAGGCTGGAAAGGATTTATCAACACAGCAAATCAACTATGGGACCAGATGGTAAAATGGCAACCCACAGAAAAGACAACAATCGACGGCAAAGAAATTGAAATACCTAAATACTTCGAAATAGAAGATGATAAATTCGGTAAAATCGTATTCGGAGAAGAATCATTTCAAGGCGATATGATGAAAGCCGAAAAACAAATCCTCGAAGGAACAGCAGCAATTAAAACTCTGGAAAGCATATACGCAGACGAAAAACTATCAGCAGAAATCAACAAAATAAACGCGGACGCATGCAGCGCAATGGCTCAAGCTGCATATTTCTACGCAGCAGGCAGAAATCAAGAAGCAGAGGCAAAAGTGGCCGAAGCAAAAAGAAGAACCGAAGAAGCAACCGCAGACCTGCGAGAACTCCAATACTGGACCGAAATAGCAAACACAATCCTCAAACTGGCGCAAGTAGTAGGAAATATGGTAATTGGAGGAAAAACAGGAAAAGCAATCAGAGAATACACAGAAAAAAAGATGAACGAAACTCCCCCCATGAACTCAACAACAGTAACGCAGCACTATGATCCAGAAATGAAATTCAAAGGAATGAACAAGACTGTAACAACAAAATGGTAGTAAAAATGATTTTAAGGGGGCAAAATTCAATTAAAAACAGTGTGCCTATATCCGAGTATCATCGAGAATCCAAGATACGCCAAATCGAACGAAAACAGTAAAGGAATAAAAGACCGCCGTCTAAGATGGATACAAATTCCATGCGGACACTGCGAAGAATGCAGGCGCGCAAAAGCAAATGAATGGAGAGTAAGATTAATGGAAGAAATAAAATCTA